GGAACTGCGCGAACAGGGTAGGTGTCCGAAAGAGAGAAAGAACTGAACGTAAGTCCTGAAGTGAAACAGTCACCAGCCCCAGAGAACCACGAACTGGTATCCCATATAGTAGAGGATATAGGTGTAAATTCTTGTAAGGCGTAATCAAACCCTTTCAATATGTATTCCCAAGTATTTAAATAAGGATCATCAGGTAAGTCTGGTATGGACCCAGAAGTGGCGTACTTAAAATGGGTAACAGAAACAGGCATAGCTTTCCCACTTCTGTTATACGGATAACAAGGAAGAGAGTACCTATAATTTCTCCTTCTGGATGTGGATCTATCTAAATTAGTGCCAGTAAAATTCCAAAAATCACCAGACGGGGTAGGGAGTACACGACCGTCCTCATTAACCGTGCTGGAAAAGACACCTGTTCCGCTCGCACCTTTAAAGAAGGAAGTCCTAAATGAGTTTAATGTTCCTAGGTTAAAAGTGTTTATACAATCCCTAAAAGACACGCATAAGTTACCCCCTATACAATGATCCTCTTCAAAATCAGCATATACAACTACCCTAGCTGTAACGTGTAAGGGAATAAACTCCCTTAGCACATCAACATATGCCTTAAGAGCGCTTCTATTTTTAAACGTATCGTACCGAGTTAATACGTTGTCTATTGTGGATAAATCAATTATAGAAAATACATGAGATGATTTTGTATTCCACGTATCGAAATCTTGTACAGCGCTAGTGTGACCATACTCAACGAACTTAGAGTAATTAGGGGGTAATTCATGACCACTGACGAAGAATAAAAATGTGTTGTTATCAGCGTAGGTAGGTCTTCCGCTTAAAGCGTACACTGAATCCAAAGCGTCGGTTAGCAGCGTCCTGAAAGATGCAACATAACTCTCTCCAACCTCAAACCCGAACCCCTCTCTAACCCCTGACAGAGTCTTACATAAGTAATCAATAACATCATTATTAAAAGTAGTTTCTCTGTAAAACCCGTACTTCTCCCACGGAGGTACGACTACATTGAAGGGGGGTTCCGAATTATCCTGAGGGTAGTTCCTATGTCTAAACCCTTTTCCTCCAGGAACCCCATCGGGAAGACAATTCCACATAGGGAGAGCATTAAAGTTTCTGTTGTTTATCCTAATATTTTCAAATCTATTGTGCATTTCCTCTAAAATAGCGTCAACAAAGAACCTGCAATTTCTATCCCTATAACTAACGTAAGTTGTATTGGCTTGATTAAATTTAACGTTAGGTCTTGTTTCGGCGGGGAACAAGGAATCAATGGGGTCCGCCCAAGAATCATTCTTAGCGATGAATGATTCTGTTTTAATGAGATAATATAGAAGCTTTGGAACATAGGATTCCCAGCACTCCCCAACATCAGAAGCAGCGAACATACCATCGGGGAATATAAGTTTAAAGGCAGCGGTAAGACCCACCATACTCCCTTTACTTTTATAAACTAAAACAGCGTTTCTTAACTGCGCCCTCCATTTATCGTATTCGCCTGTAAGAAACACCCACCCTATGTTATTAGCTAATAAATCCAAGAACCTTTCAGGGCACTCGTCGATAGATAGGAGATCCCCAATCTCCTCTAAAATTAAGCTTATATCCGCTATACCTAAACTAACAGCTTTTAGAAACCGTTGAAAAGGACCAGCGTCCCTCATTTTTTTGGGGTACTCACCCCCTCCTATCAAAACATCTAACGAGTCACTTAAAAATGAATGATCCTTTAATTTTTCATCAGTCCATGTATTTAAATGTATGTGTATAGAACTTAAAAGTTGTGTTCCCGATGTGTACGTTCCAGATGCGATCTGAGCGGCACCACTTGCGTAATCGTATGGGATGTACGAATTACATAGCTCACTATCTTCTCTATTGTACCAGAAATAAGAGAACAGCGTATTTATAGCTTCCTTCTCAGTAACCGTCTCCCCCCTCATCAAAGGGTCTAACAGGCTACTTGTTATTAAAGCAGAAGCCATAGTCAATGGAGAATCCGAACCGAGATCTTCAGTATTCATAAAATAGAACATCCCAAGGGTGTCTATCATATAATTATGAACCTTTTGAAGAGTGTCATACTCCCCAAAACCTAACCCAGATATAACGGTCAGCATTCCGCTGGGGTTATTGAGAGGGTTGTTTTCTAGAAAGGTTGATGAAAAGAATTGATACAAGTCATCCGAGCTTTTAAAGGAGTCGTATGAATATCCATACGGCGCTAAAATATTTTGTGCAAACTTTTGAGGTGTTATCCTCGTTTTTCTGTTCGCAGGTACGAAGTAAGGGGCCAGCTCGTTACGGGTAAAAGTGCCTCCAGTTAAATCAGTCACACTACTAAAAAACTTATCATTCTCTATCGCGGATTTAAGTATCTTTCCTAAGAAAGTAATACTAATATCTTCTTCCGATCCAAAAGCCTTGAAATCAAAGTCCCGATACATCTCGGGAACCATACGGTTAACGACTTCAATATAGTTATGCTTATTAGTACGGGTCATTATACGAATTGAACATTAAGCTCTATGTTGTTAAGCTGTATTATCTCATTGAAATCAACGTAAATATCATCTTTGTAATTATCAATACTAAAGAATCTAACCCCATCATCCCTCAAAACATAATTTATAACCTCAGACAGTTTTATAGGAGTCCCGAAATCTAAATTGGTGGTTGTGAAATATGTGGTAAGTAGTCCAGCTATACGTTCTCTGGTGCTGTCGGATGACAGTTCTTTAGATTTGTCTAAGAACAGGGTACAAACTAAATCTAAAGTTCTTACGACTCCGTCTACGACGGTAAGCTCATCTGTAAGCATCCTGTACTTCTCAAGATACTCGACAAGCTCTTTTTTAAATGCGTAGGAAGCCCTTTCTAAATGCGTAGATGTAGACCGTTGTAGTACGTAAATATCTATCATATTTCCCGCGCTACCATTATCCCTAAGAACAGCTAAACCTTTTCCAGTTTTCCCAGCCGTACTAGTGAACCTGTTAATAAATGTGGTATAGTCCTTTCCAGTTACTGCGCGGTATTGCGCGGCAAACCACATAGGACCCATCCTCTTGGCATCCCCTAAAGATTCTGAATCGGAGCCTCCCGTCCCCGCTCTATCCTGTGTTAGTGCTGCTGACCCTGTCGTAAGTTCCGCTGCGGCAGTTGAATGGGTAAAGCCCAAGCTTCCGTCTAAAGCTTTTTGTGCAATATTACCCCTTATACCACCCCCAGTCCTAAAGAAAACAGTGTAATCAGTGCCAGGGGTGGGGGGAGATCCTGTATTACCATCCCCAAAAACAAGTTTACAAGAGAAATCCTCATTGTACACCTTCTCGAACACTTTAGCCCCTGCGGACGCAAACCATATACTTTCTATCTCGGAATAAATGCCGTCTACAGCCGAAACAAATATGCTACCTTCAATTATAGATGGAAGATTTAGAGATATGGATTGTGATGTACTTGCTGCCGTCGAAAAAGTCCCAGTAGCAAGCTGTGCCTCTCCTTCTAACAAAACCATATTAGGGAATACAGTACCGTGTGTAGTCGAATCAGTTTCTGTTAGTACCAAAGAACTATCTAACATATTAATATTACCGTTGGTATCAACCTTATATAAAGTATAGGTTAATGGAAGATTATCCCTAGTACTAACCGTTTGGCGCATCCTTTGGTTTATGTCTAAGGTTATGGAAGCGCCGTCCGACACCGAATACTCATCGGTCACTACAAGTTGCCCTCCTGCTTTAGCGCACACAGGTCCTCTTAAGGACACTCCTATTAACTCTAAAAGTTTAACCACGCTCTGGTCGGTCTTTGCTGTCGCTAGATAATTCTCCTGAGCAATCGCGTCAGCCTTAAAGGATAACACCGTAGACATGTACGCAAAAAGCTCTAATAACATAATACCTAAATCAGACTCTACAAAGTTAGTAAAATCATTAGGGTATACAGATTTTATGTACTCAGTAAGTTTAATTTTAAAAGCATCGAAATCAGAAGTAGAAAAATCAATTAAATCCTTCCTAAGCGCTTCTGGGACTCCCCCCAGTCTTAAAAAATCTGAGGTGACTTGACCATCAAACCCGCTGGGGTTATAGATGGAGTCGAAGGGGGGATTGTAATTCGGGGTATTTTGGTTAGCCATTTATAGTAACGTAACTCCTTGGGAATCAACTCTAAGTAGTATTTGTTCAAGTGACAAGACGGAAGTTTTTAAAGAAAACTCCAGATCTATGTCTATGCGAGAGGTCTCCTCATAGGGGGTAATAACGAAAGATTTAACAATAACCCTTGGTTCGTATTTAGATATCGCGTCTAAGACAGAACTCCTGAGATCAGAAATTGTAGTACCGTCAAAAGGCGCGAAAACTGAACGTCTAAGTTCCGTACCATAATCAAGGCGCATAGGGCGCTCTCCTCTAGAAGTTAACAATAATTGAATTAAACCTTGCCTTACACATTCTTCATTATAATTATTAGAACACATACCTCCTGTGTTGGTTGTTTTAAAAGGCCACGCTAAACCTTTTATTGATTTTCTATCGCTGCGTGTAGCGAATTTTATATCTCCGTAACTTGCCATTATAATATCCTATGTGGAACCTTAATACCCGTAAAGAAAGGTTTTTGTGCTTTGTAATTAATAATAACCTCTTCTATAGATAGGGCCGTATTATAGATTTTAAAACTTCCTAAATGACCTTCTAGACCACTTCTAGGCAGTTCGTAATTAACTCCCGAGGGGGTATACCCTCCTAATCCAGGTACAAGATTTCCTCCCCATATGTTTCTAGCGCTGTGTTGGCCTAAAGGTCCGCCTAATTCTCCATAAACCCCTTGCTTAAAATAACTATCATTAGTATTAGTTCCTAAAAATCCAGGGAAGGTTGAGGAAAGATTGGAGGTGTCTCATGCTCAATTCCATCGGTGAAG